TTTTTTCACTTGTCAACTTCTCAAATTCGTTCGTTCATCGTTCAACTCCGAATACTTGATTAATCCATTGTCTTGCTGTAATGTTTTGATATTTAACATCACTACCGTGCTTGCCGCCAGGATACACAACAAATACTTCGTTCATTACATCATCAATAATCAACTTGGCGAACTTTTCTTTATCAAACACTTCAAAGGTAAGTGGATTGTAAGGAGTGGGGCCTTGAATAGATGTAGCCTGTTCAGCAAGTTCTTTAATTCGTTCGTTCATCGTTTAACTCCAAATTGTCGTGAAATTCGATATGCCACATTGCCTACTGCATTTGATTCATCAAGGAGGCCGGCACTTTCAAACTCGTCTTCTCTGTTTTTAGCAATAGTAAGACATTCTTTCACAATCAACTCGGCGAACTTTGCAGGATCACAACCAGCAGGTGTAATAAACCCAGTCTTGTCGGTATAGTAAAATCCAGCCTGTTCAGCAAATTCCTGAATTCGTTTGTTCATAGAATCTTCCAAGTGATAGCAGTTGAATTTGTTGCCTTGCGTGCCTTCCAGTAAGGCAGTGCCCATGTCACATTCGATTCAACCACAATAAGTCGTTTGTTAAAATATACTTTCATGATTCAACTCCAAAATGTTCATACAAATCTTGAGGGGTAGCATGACCTGAACGGGAATAAACAACTTCAGCACATTCCCGAACAATCATGTCGGCAAACACCTGTTTGATTTTGAGCACCTGGCTGTGACTCAGCCGGGTGTATGTTTCAGGCACTGCTGCATCCAGCGCCTGTGCCCACAGTTGATCAATTCGTTGGTTCATACATCAACTCCGAAATGTTTTTCAATACGCTGTGAATCTTTATCTTCTAAACACATAAGAGAACATTCCCGCACAATCAGCTCAGCGAACTTTTCAGTAAACTCTTTAGGCAAATCAAAGTCTACATGGTCGGGAATTGCCTTAATAGCCTCAGAGATAAGTTTTCCAATTTGTTCATTCATTCTTCGGCTCCTACAAATTCACGTACCCATTCAAATCTTGTGCTGGCAGGCACCCATCTGAACTGGCTCTTTCTACGTTCAGATTGTTGCCAGTCCATGCATATCATCACCCAGTCAGGCTCAGAGCTGAAGGCCACAGTTTCAGCAACCCGCACGACTTCTACAAATCGTCCGTCTGTTGTTTTTGCTACCATAACCATCATGTAGTGCTCCTTGCTGTTATGTATGTATTATAGCATTTCGGGCAATATCGGTCAACCTAGGATTTTCTCGTGGCTTCGAATGAGCAATAGCCCACAGTAGCTGGTCTACGCTGGGCCTGGATTTTGGCCTGTTCACAAGTGGCCTGAGCAGCGTAGATGGCACTGCTAAATTGGGCAGGCTGTTCCCCCTGTGCCATGATGGTTATGACCAACAGCACCCACATACAGTTATTTGAATGTTTTGGTATCAAACAAGATTGCAACACCAATCACAATCCACATTGTGCCTAACAGCACATGTCCCACTGCCAGGTCGGCTAGGCCAATCAGCAAGGTCATGCCACCAACAACATAGCCAATTGTTTTGCGGTTCTTTTCAAACCATGTGAAAAAAGTTTCCATAAGTTCCTGCTTATTCTGTAGTGGTTTTGTTGAGTGACGCTGACAAATCTTTATATTCTTTTTCATGCTTCAACTTCAGCAGCATGATATCATATACCGCGCCCATCATGGCGGCCACCAATCCAATAGCAACCAAGGTCACTGCTGCCATTATGCCATAAGTCTGTATGAAAAGTGCGCCGACGAGACCTGACACCGCAGCAATACCAAACAATCCCAACGTGCGAAGAGCTGCACGAACACGAATATCTTTAAACATAATTTTTCCTAGTTAAAATAAAACAACGCCTGACCCTGTGCCAGACATCCACCCTGGGGCCTGTGCCCTAGTCCATCAGACTGTACAAACGATCAGTCCAGTATTCATTGTAGTTGTTGCATTGTTCTGCAATGGCTTGCACTGCGGCACTGCGTTGTAGATATGTTCTAGTGCGTTTTGCTTGTTCAAGGTCAGCAATCAACTGATCAATATCTTGATTCATTCTTTCATTGAGTGTCATTTTTGCTCCATGATTTTCATAAAATTCTTCATCATGGCCTGTGCTTGTGCCATGCTTTGTTCGGCACTGGGTTGCTGTACGCAGGCCGCTGTGACGTTTTGCTTTTGGAACTGTGCTGCGCTGACCTGGCAAGAGTTGAGATCTGCATAGTTGCCAACAGTGGCAACACCTGTGGCCAGCACCAGAATCAAGTTGTACATCATTGTTCAACTCCAAAATGTTCTAGAATACGATCCATGTCATCATTGTGATTGCATTGCAACGCACATTCTTTCACAATCAGTTCAACGAACATTTTGTGATATTCATCCATCCATTGTTGTGGATCACGATTCGCATTGATCGTTTTGGCCTGCAGCCTTGCTTGTTCATAAAGTTCTTGAATTTGTTTATTCATTCTTCAGGCTCCTGCATTCCAAAGTATTCCACGATGCTGTTATAAACTTCATAATTGCCGTCAGCCTTGAGCGCACCTATGTCAGCACATTTCTGCACAATCAGTTCGGCAAATTTTTCCTGAACAATCTCAGCGTAATCTGAGCCGTCATAATCAAACACTTCATCGGCCAATTCACGAGCCTGGACCAATAGTTTTCTAAATTGTTCGTTCATAGTGATTTCCAATACATTCCCCAAGAAGAATACCCAGGAGGCAAAGGACCATATTCCTCGTTACGCATTTGTTCACGGGCTTGATAAAAACTTTTGTTGTTTGTTTCTTTCATACGTTTTTTAACCTTTTTAATTGAAGGTTCTTTGCCCTGCTTTTTAAGTTCTTGAATTTGTTCGTTCATTCATGGCTCCTTGTTGCTGTGTATGTGTGTATTATAGCATTTTGGGCAATAAGGGTCAACCCGATCAGCACCCACGAACATCGCTGTTCAAGTTGGGTCGATGCTCACGTATGAGTTCACGCTCTAGTGCGTGAGCAGCTGACTTGCCGCGCACCACGTCTACAATCACCACTGTGAAACTGTCTGCACCGCGCTCGCGCATGCACTCATACAGTGCCCAGCTCTTGTCTTCAGTTCTGCTGCGATAAACGTGCTTGTTGAAACGAGTCTGCACACTTCGGTTCACTGTGCTGGCAGTCTTGGCAGTGACGCCAATGTAGAAATCAGCACCAGATTGCAGCATGTAGATTGCATGCAATCTATCACTTCTTTTCTTTCGGGTCACTGTTTTTGTGTTCATGCGTATATTATAGCATTTCGGTGAATAATGGTCAATCGGGCAAATTGTGGCTATTTTACAACAATTTCTACTGCAAATACTAGTGTAGCGGATTGGCGAATAATGGTCAACCGCTAGGTGCGTTCCAGATACCGCATGAATCGGTTCAAATCCCCGTACATGGTCAGCATTAGTGCCTGCTCGCTGCCAAACAAGGTGATCTGCTGTTTCTTTCCTATTTTGAGATAGTAGGGGCAATCCAGTTTTCGGTCCAGCAGCAACAGGTGTCTGGGCAACAGAGCCGGAATTGCCAGGGGAGTATCAAACACATACATCGCAATATCAAGTGTGGTAATGGCCTGATAACCTGCTGTGGTCAGTCGCATGCCCTTGCCTTCACGAGAATCCATCCACCAAGCGGCAAATGCTTCTTCAAGCACGGGGCAATCATCCCCGGGCAGCTGATCTATTATCTGACGAGTGAGTTGAAGTTTATCGAACATCGGGGTATATCTGCGCCCCCTGAGTCAATAGCACCACTGTGAACTTGTCTGTTTTGAACTGTGTGTTTAGTTTTTTGGCCAGATTTTTTGCGTGACCAGGATTTGAAAAACTGACTTTTTTATACTTGGGCCCTGGGTACTGGGTCAGCATGTTTGCAGTTTTGAGATTGATGGGCTTGGCGTCGTAGAACACTGCCCACACGCCTTCGCTGGCTAACACTTGCTCGGTCTTGTAGGTTTGCTTGTTTATGTGCTCAATCAGCACTTGAGGCTTGGGTCTACTCATAGCATTATTTATGCCATTAACTATGTGCTTTTAAATGATCCACCATCCAAAACCACTTCGGTTACTGTGTTCTCAACTGGCGCAGTTCGCATGGCCGCAAGTGTCATCAGCAGTTTGGTTATGTCACTGTGCAGGTCCTTGGCATCACGCATGGTCATTGTGAAGTCTTTTTGTCCACGACTTTCGTGTGCCTTGATTGAGTCAACAAATCGATTGATGTGCAGGCTCATTCTTGATGCTGTCCTGTGTGAATCAGATCATGGTTGATTTCCAAAAAAGGCACAAGGTCAGGTGCAGTCCAGCCAATGGGCTTGAGAACCTTGCCATCTTCACGCTTGCGCACCAGGCCGGTCTTTTTGTCAATCTTGGCAAAGTTGGTGCTCATGACTTCTTTCCAGGCACCTTCAGCATCTGCACCCATGGAGTGAATGGCACCGATAGTAACAACTAAAATATCAATTAATGCATCGAGAGTTTCAACTTTATCGTGTGCTGTAATTGCTTCATACAATTCTCTAATTTCTTCATCGATCAACGAAACATATAAGTCGAATTGATCTTTGTCAAACTCGCCACCAACTGTTTGGCCGCAAGCCCGCATGAATTTTTCTTGATCTCTAAAGGGATTTGTCATTTGCTTGTTCCTTGCTGTGAAAAGGGCCTTGATAGGCATATCGTTGTAGTGTGATCAACTTGGGATTCTGCACAGTTTTCCAGGTGCGATGTTGTTTTACCTGATACCAGCCAGCAGCAAACCAGGACTTGGATTTGTCGTCTCTGGTAAACAGTGGCAGTCGATGTGTGACATCCCACATGGCATTGTGTACTATGCCACCGGTGTCATATCCATAGGCCTGTTGATCTTGTGGTGGAGTAACTGACTCTTGATCTGCAAATTCAATGCCAGCAGCACGACCCGCCATCTTGAGCGTTTTGTATCGTTGCACTGTGTTTTGAATTTTTACAACAATGCCTTCTGCATCAGCTTCAATTTGACCAATCTTGCGGTTGTCTTTTTTAAGTATCCAGTACCTGTCTGCTATCACGGGTTTAGCTATTATGCTGTTCATTCAATACTCCTTTGTAGGTTTCATTTAGCCAGCGTCCAAAACTGTCTGCTGAGTCGCTGCACTTGACCAATTCGTACTTGCCACAGAATCTCAAAAAGTGACTGCCTACTTGACCCACGTCCTTGTGACTCACTTGAGCACGTATAGCAGCATCCACCAAGTCCTTGATTTCTTGTGGCTGCGCTGTGAGATCAATTAACGCACGGTTGCGTTCATAGTCATCCAGCACTCTGTGTTCTAGACCATTGTGGTCGGTCCAACGCTGCAACATGAGATTGTTCCAGGCATAGCCTTTTTTGCCCATGTCGCCAAACGCTTCTTCCAGGCCAACCTTGTTCTTGGTGCCCTTGGTGCGCACACCAGGATATGCACTAAACACATTGTCACTGGTATCGCCACGCATGCACTTTTCAAACAACAACCAGGCAGGATCGGGCACAGTCTTGGGCAGCTTGGTCTTTTTGTCCTTGATCAGTTGACCCTTGACATCAAAGATTCCGTCCAGCGTGATCAGCTCATCTGTGATACCATTGTACTGTTTGACATTGGGTGCAATCAACTGCACAAAATCTGTGTCTGAGCTGACAACTATGTGTTCGTCTTGGGGGTGTAGGGCTATCCATCGTGCAATGATGTCATCCGCTTCGGCCTGTGGCTCACGGATCACACTGCAATTGGTCCGGTTGCTCAAGTATTTAGTCAGTTCATCATAGGTTTCCCAGAACAGTTTGTCTTCTTCAGCCTGTTCATCATTCATGGCCGCACGAGCCACAGCACGATTGGCCTTGTAGGGCGTGTAGTGATCTTTGCGCCAGCTACGTCCTTCTAAACAGAAAATCACATGGTCAGCTTGAAAACGCCGCACAACCTTGTTGGCACTCATCAAGGTCAAGTATAGTGCAAAGCCCAACTTGGTCCAGGAGTCCGCAGCACGGTGTGCCTGATGCCGTGCTCGAAAAAACATGTTGCTAGTGTCAATCAGAAGGTATTTCATTTGTGCCTAGTAGTTGGTTATCTTTAATGTATTGTAACACATACTTGGCCCAAAAGCAATGGGCCGTGGCACCAAAATGGTATGTTTTGGGGTTCACATAGTCAAATCCGTTGTATCTCAGCACAGCATCATAGCTGCCAGTCAGGCTGTATGGGTTGATATAATGCCGATTCCAGGATTTCTGATCAAGCAGAGCAATATCACTGAATGTGCTATTGGCATTGTAGAACAAATGGTTTATACCCAGTTGCTCAAGATAGCAGTGCATATCCCAGATCTTGTGGTGTGCGTCTGCTGTTTTCTCTGTCCAGTTTATGTTGATCACATAATTTTTATAGCGTTCCTGCAGGTCCCGGTGCACAGTGTCCCAGCCAGACGCATTGACTTGATAATCTTGTCCTTGATAAAACCACTCTTCTCTTTCCCAAGAGGTCCATTGTATCACCACGAATGTGTTGTGGAGTTTGTCAGGATTGTTGTTGATCCAGTCTTTGGTGGTGCGTATGGTGCGATCATTACTGCCACCCGATTGGGCAGCACATATCACCTGGTGCCCAAGCTCTTGGCCCAGCACGGTGCACCAGCTTGCAGCTAGATTTAGCGGATGTGGGCCTCGTCCGGCCTGGTACAGGTTGCCATCATCTTCGGCCCAGGCATGAGTCACCACAGCCTCAGCTGCCGCAGTATGACTACAGCCATTTGCAAACAGGATCATTTCTGTGACAGTATCTTGTGACTCTCGGCAGCAACCACACGTCGCCGCAGGCTTGAACTTGAAAATGAATGATCGCGTCCGTTGAATACCAGTTCAATTCCTCGCAGGGCGCCTGCTTCGCGACCAGTGAAATCTAGGCCTTGATATTCCACACCCAGAATACGCACATCCACGGGCAGGATCAACAACAGGTCCACAAGATCCTCTTCAGTTTGATACACCACTACTTCGTCTACATAGCGACACGCTGCCAATTGAATCTGACGCTCTACTATGCTTTGAATAGGAGCATTTTTTGTTTCTGGTCTATCTATTGTGGGATCAGTTTGCAGGCCACATATGAGATAGTCACAGTGGTTCTTGGCTTCCGATAGCATGGCAATGTGGCCCGCATGCAGCATGTCAAATGTGCTGAATGTGATGCCAATTTTTTTGCCATCTGTCTTGAGTTGTTTGATATGATTGAAAATCATGACACTTCGGTTCTGCCATCGCCAATGTTTCGAGTGTTGACGTATTGTCCTGCACCCTTGATAATAGCTTGTTCTTGTTCCCAGGTTTCCATCACCACATGTCGGCACACAGTCTGGAACCAACGATCCACAATGTCCGCATCCTGGTCGGTGGGCTTGATCATGTAGCCGGCCTTGACCAGTCGACTCACAAAGATCTCATTCCAGTCCAGTTCAAAACTGCCCTGGTGCAAGTTGTTGGGATCAATGTCCATCTTGAGTATGGCCACAAACGGTTCTCCGGCTGCCGTGGCAATCTCTTTTTCACTTTTGGCTGCTATTTTTATTTTGGGCGCCGCTGGCGCTTTTGGTGCTTCTGCTGATTTTGTTGATCCAAACAGTTTATCAAACAGTCCCATATTATTTGCCCCATCCATTGCCCCAGAGGTCCACATGAAGTCGCGGACTGTACCAGTAACCACGCCGGAGTGCCTCATCAGCCACATGCAATCTATTGCCATCATACACACTCACAACGCCACCCACAGGCATGACAAATACAGGACCACCGAATCCACGCAGTCGATATTCGTCTGTCACAAGATCCAGTTCAGCAAAATCTTCAACTTTCTCAACCACAAACTTGAGATAGGTCACACCGTATGTTTCATAGTCCCATACAATGTCGGGCTTGATAGCATCTTCATATTTCTCTCCGGACACACTCAGTTTGGGGCTGACACTGAATGTGATTTCTCCAAACCAGGCAGCAAGATATTGTTTAAATTCTCTGCTGAGTTCTTGAGTGCCGTTGGTTTCAAATGTGATGTGTCGCAGGCCAAGTTCGTGCAACTTGTCTAGTAGATCAGGATATGCACGTTGCCATCCCAGCAACGGTTCACCACCCGTGATCACCAGGTGCACAGGATTACCATTGGGTTGCTGCCAGTTACCATGCGGCAACAGTGCAGCCATCTTGGCCACTAGTTCGTCTGTGGTGTATGTAGGGCTCAGATGTTTGAATGCTGGATGCCATGATGCATAACTATCACAGCCTGTGGCCACCAAGGGCAGTTCTTCAAATGTGTTGTACAAGTGTACTGTCTTGGCCACTTCGTCTGCGCCAGTGGACTTTTCACCAGGCTTGCATCCAAAACTCGAACAGGTAAAATTACAGCCAAACATGCGCAAAAATACCGACGGCACACCAACATAGCGTCCTTCGCCCTGTGCTGAATAAAATAGTTCGCTTACTTTGAATTTCATATTGTTCCTATAGTCTTGTTACTGTGCTCTGACCCGATTTAGCAGGGTCCTTGCGTAGATTGATAGTTTCTTCGTGCATTTTAACACGAGTAGATTCTTTTGTCACCCAACCTGGCAACACTGCATCCAGATAGGCCAAATGCTCCGCAGGACTAGGATGTGGATCACCGTTTCTGTTGGGCCATCCGTCTTTGAACAGCACAGTATGATAACTTGGGCCCATGCTTTGAAATACATCTTCGTATAGTCTCATAACATCTCTGTGTTGACTTATATCATCATCTGGCCAAGGCATACTTGACAACTCCACCATAGAAATAAATTTCCAGTTTAACCCAGGCCTATTTTCTAGCAATGTTTTGGCACCTTTTACAAACGCAAAATCTCTTATGAGATATCCGCGATCGTCTACATGTGTTTTTAAATATTCTGGATTGTAAATTGGACAACTATGCACATTACCTAACGTTTGCCATTTGCCTTTGACATACCAATCATCTCGATGCATCCCTGACCAGCATACAACCACAGTATCATTGGGCCCAAACTTATTTCTTTGATCACATTCCATTACAGAGTTAAAGATATAATGATTACCGGCACCGCCTTGCCCCCAATTTTCAAAACTGTCAAATTCTGGTGCCAAACAGTCGGCCCAGGTGCTCCAGCGATAGTTGGTAAAACTACATCCAAATGTAAACAGTCTTGACATCAGGCTGCTAGTTTAGCTCGTGCTGCACCGTCTCCTCGACGTGCTTGATTGCTGACCTGACCCACACGATCCACAGTGGTCTTGCCAAAGTTTCTTCTTCGTGCAAAGTAAAACAACTCCAGGAACTTGGGAAAGCTCATGGCCTTGTCTTCAGGAAACTCTAGACAATACTGACTGGGCTCTTGAATCAGGTCATGATCAAATGTTAGGTATTCCCAGATGTTGTAGTCAAGGTCCAGTGTCTGCGGATAAGTGTTCATGCTGTCATAGGCCACAAGGTAGCGTCGTTGGAATCGCATGATACTGTCCAACAAGTCCGCGGGCAAGTTGTATCGTGCCATAAAGCGTTCCAGCAGATCAAAAATACCGTTGTACTGCTTTTCCACGTGCATGTTCAAGATGGTTCTGTGTATGAGATTCCAGCCGTGTATTTCAATACCAATGTCAGGATGATTGATACGTCCAGTGGTCATCCAGTTACGATAGTAATCACGCACCTGTTGCTGTTCTTGATGCAGCCAGGGATCTTGTTGAATGAACTCAAACAGTTCATCGTAGAAATCACTGTAGGGCACACGACTGTGCTTGAACACCAAGCGACTCAGCAAGGTGCTCACACCGTTGATATGGAAGGTGTTGATAAACCATGAAAACACATGTGCATCCAGCATGGTTTCAAATGGCATGTCTTTGGTGCCAGTTATGATATCAATGCTCTCTTCCACATGCTCATTGCTGTAGCTGCCTGAAAAGTAGTCAGTCACAGGCTGGCTGGTGATCTTGAACAGTTTCTTCTGCAAGAGATTCATCTCAGCATTTTCCAACAACTGTGCCTGAAACACTGTGAGTCCGGTGTGATTGCCCATTTCAAACAAGGTCCAGAAGTTCTTTTTCCAGGACTCAAGACTTTCGCCAGGCAGGCCCAGAATCAGTTCGGTGTATGTGGGGATGTTGCGTTGTTCACACAATTCAAACACTTCATTCAGCTTGTTCATTTCCATGTTCTTGCGACGAATGTTTTCCAGCACATCTAAGTCTAAACTTTGTACGCTGAGTGTGAGACCTTGATTGAAGCCACGTGCATCCAGAAGTTTTTTAACAATGTCAACCACTTCCTTCTTTTGATTCTTGGCCCAGGCCACTGAAAATGTTCTTGGAGATCCGTACTTTTCTTGACACTCGATAATCTTGTCTGCAATCAAGCTGTCACGTTCAGCAAACATGCCAAAGTTGGCGTCAGTTATGGAGATAAAGTCAAAGTTGCGTCGGGCCATCCATTCCAGTTCCTCAAACACACGCTCAAGTTCAAACTTCTTGACCTTGTTGTAGGTCAGGCTGCCCCAGTCACAGAAGGTACAAGCAAACGGACAGCCGCGGCTGGTTTCCAGTGTGCCTTGCCACATGATACCGGGATTGTCTTTAATCAGTTTGTCGAACACTCCGGCCAGATATGGGCTAACAACTTCTTCAAGACTTTCAATACGCTTGGCTTCACCGGTGTTTATGGCTTCGCCAGCCCGATTCAACAGCAGTCCAGGAATGTGATCAAAGCTACGACTTTCGTAGGCTTGCAGCAGTTTGCGGAATGTAATTTCGCCTTCGAATGTGATAACCACATCCATGAACGGATTCTTACGAAACAAGTCAGGATCAGTAATGGCAGGTTCTGGACCACCAAACACAGTGAACACATCAGGATTGATCTCTTTGATTCGTCGAGCCAGTTCATAGTTGTAGTTGTGATTCCACACATAGGTACTGAACGCCACGATGTCATTTTGGGCCAGTCGTTGCACAATCGGTTCGACCTCGTCTCTACGCCATACCCATTCAGTAAGCTCAAACTTGTCCCGGACCTCAGGATCAGCAATGGCATAACTCCAGATCACACCTGCTGAATAAGGTAGGTAGTGTGCATTGAGCTCTTTGGGCCCTTGTTGAAAGTTGGGCTGTACCCAGGCAATTTTGTGTGTCATTGAGTATTTACACTGTTTTGAAATGCCGGTGCGGATTATCAAACTGCACCATCTGACTGTTGATGTCGTTTTCTGCCAGACGCTGCCAGGGATCTTGTGTGCCTTTGAAAATGTTTTCAAAGAACTCAGTACTGACTCCAGTGTTACGCATGTGCATTGCCAGTTTGGCACAGTCTTGATGTCTCAAGTCAATCATTTGCACACTGTGAAAATCGTTGGGATCCAGGGGCTTGCCTTCCAACATGGGACGATTGTTGAAAATGTCATCGTTGTTGTTGCCGGTCAAGTCAAATCTATCGTGTAACACATTCACAGGTATGCGTAGATAGATGTCCAGCATGTAGGCCTGTTGGCTTACCCAACCATCTTGTGTGGGGTGCGGACTGATGTAACCCAGCAATTCATACCACTTGCGCGGCACAATAGGGAAGATACTATACGGATGCATGTTGTGGGTGCAGAAACTCAGTAGTTTGAACTTGCCTTCATGACTCATGATAACGTCATCCCAGCCAGCACTTTGCATAACAGCATCATCGTTCCAGATCACCAACCAACGTGAGTCGGTTTGTTTGGCCATGGCATTGTTGTACTTGTGCAGATTCACATAGCCCATGCGTTCAAACTTCATGGCAGTGTATGTGACGTTGTGACTGTCCAACCAGGGTTGTAATTGATCAACAAAGAAAGCAAATCCCACATCATCATCATGATCAAAGGCAAACATCAGCTGCACTCGACTGATATCCGAGGCCAGTTCTACCAGGCTACGGATGCTGCGTTCAAGACTTGTGGTGCGGCCACGAGTGGCCAACAACACTGCAATATCAAATTCTGGATCAGTTGTCAAACTCGTTGTCCTCACGATGTCCTTGCCGACCAGCCATGTTAGAGTCTGTTTCGCGAACCTCTACCTTGCAGCACCAGACACGAGCCGCTTCTTCGCTACCGCAGTTGGGCAAAAAAATTGTGTTCACATATTCGTACAAGAAATCGGCAATGCCTTCGCAGCCGGTCTTTTCTACTTCTGTGATCTTGGCCAATTTGAGTCTGCCCAGTTCCAGCAGGTGTTCACGCATGGGATCATCCTGTGCAACTAATAATGTGTGGTCAAACCAATCTTCCAACATTCCTTTAAGAGGTTTTAGTCCACCAAAGTCTGTGACCCAATTTCTAGCATCTAGAGTGTCTGCTTCAAATTCAAAGTGAAAGCTCATGGCATAACCATGAATTAGATTGCAGTGGCTGTCAGCACGCCATTGACGATAAGCAACAGGTCCAATTTGCTTGTATGTTTTTGTTGAAAAATATTTCTTTGCCATGATGTTCTCCTATGTGTATTATAGCATAGGCAGCAGAGTTTGTATAGCGGGAATGATGCCAGAAAGGCCGCTGTCGGATCTAATTATTGATAATTTTGATCCGGAAAATCAAATGTTGCTCGATGCAAAACTCGGGTGGGCATTCCATCAAACTTCCAACGTTTGTGTATTCCTAACCATTGTTCAGTAAAAATTACATCGCCATCATCCCAGTCGTGATGGTAACAATATTTTTCTTGCGTAATGTGCTGGGACACCATGTCAATAATTGGACGGCTTTCGTCCTCAGTCATGCCTTTAAAATAAAACAACTGCAAGAATGGGAAAAATAAACCTTTTTTGCCTGCAATGTTGGTATGTACAATTCTCGGGGTATACTGAGTGTTGATATCTTTTTTAGGCATAAACTCAAACCGCATGTCTGTGTACCGGCCGTGTTCGTAGCCAAAAATACCTTCCAATGGATCCAACAAGTCTTTGGTAGCTTGATCTAAATCATTATACGCTAGAATATTATTAGTAAATGAAGTTCTTGAACCTTTTGTGCCTCGTTCACCATATAACCAAACCAACGGTTTGCGTGTCGGCACCGCTGGTTGATTACAGTGCCAATCTAGATCACTAACATGTCCAAACAATCCTGGGGAACCGTGTTCATCCAGTTCTCCGGTAACTCTAATTATTTTAGACTCGGTGTTGGGAACAACCAATCTAGATTTCCCTGGATGTTCTACCGTCAATGTTTCAGCTGACTTAAACATATTGATAACTCTAAGTTCGTCACTAATGGTTAACGATTGTTTTTTAGATATTACACAAGTGTTTGTGGCCAAAAGTCTAGCAACATGATTGACGTCATCTTGTGTGGCAGTACGTAAATCAAAGTCATCTAACATGACTGTCCAACCGTTTTCATGTAGGTGGTAATTCATTAATAATTTCCTTGGAATGTGTCCGTAATTATACTGGCAACTGATAGCCTCTGTATGGATATTTACCATGCTGCATTAGCGCATGATTGAATTTATTGGTATATATATATTTTTGGTTGCTTTACGTTTTGACAATATCTTTTCGTACATACTTGCAGCGTCGACACCATTCCATAATGGCCACTGATACTTGATAGCCTCTTCCCATACCTCTATGTGTCGGCAAACTCTGGCTTTAAAATCAAAATTTGGCAAGGCAGGATTTATCCATCCTGTTCGGTCAATAACATCATGATCGTTGGCCAAGAACAAAAAATTATGATCTCTAGATATAGCATCCAACGGTGTTCCTGGAAGTATGCTCAATAGATTCAAAGTTTCAATTCCTTCTATGGTTCCTGTTGCCACATACTTCTGCCAACGACGGAACATGGTTAATGTTTCTCTGTGATCTTCTTCAGTCTCGGTAATGTAACCAGTAAAAAACAAGAACAATGTTTTTATATCATGCTGAGAAAAATTTTCCAAATAAAACTCAATGTCATCATTGGTAAATTTTTTACCCATTTCTTGTCTCACACGATCAGCTCCTGACTCAATCCCCACAAACAAAGTAGAGCACCCCGATTGCTTCAGTAGATTGAAATGATTTTTTGGGGTAGTCTCTTTGGATCTTATGATGTATTGTCCTGACCAGGATATTGGATCTTTGAAATTATATTTGATCAACGAGTTGCACATGTCGTTGAACGCTCGATAGCTACCATTTACTAGACTATCTGCAAAATAAAAATTAGTAATGCCATAGTTTTCATAATGCTGTATTATTTCTTGAGCAATGTTGTTGCCAGATCTGTATCTGTATTTTGGAGTAGTTTTTGCAACATCACAGAAAGTGCATTTTCTCACACATCCTCTACTGCCTATGATAGGAAGGGTTATGGTGTTGTCAACACCACGATACTTGGCTAGATCATAGTATGAGAAATTTGGAAATACCTGTGCATCAAGGTCGTCAATTTGTTTGAATTTGTTATTACCTATCCCTGGTCCGTGACCTTGTTGAAAGTATACTGGTAATATTTCTTCGGCTTCACCTACTATGTATTCGTCGATTGTTTGTGAAGCTTTTAACTTTTCACCTAACCCAAATCTACTGATTTCGTTGGTTCCTTCAATTCCTGCTCCTCCAATGATTATTTTGGCTTGAGTTTTTTTCCGTAGTTCGGGCAAAAACAACATGCCAAATCTTTGAGATAGATAAGAAAAAAAACTTACCAAAATATAATCAGCATTGTCCGGTTCACAGTCAATGAATTCTTGATTGATAAATTTGATTAAAATCTTAGTCTGTAAATCCGAGAATGGTGATCTAGTCTCGTTAAACACATCATTGAAATAGTCAGTGGGTATTGAGTTTTTATTTAAAAAATCTAATAGATTTAGCTGCAAATCTCGAGCAATGATCTTGTGCCCTAGCTTGGTACATATACCGCCTAGTATGGCTCCGCTGAGAGGAGGTTTTGTCTGATCCAGCGGAGGAAGATTATATATTACAGTTTTAGTCATTGATAATTTGTTTTATCTTATCAATTTGATTTAAAATATACTCATAGTCAAATTTTCTATTCCCGCTCTTGTTAAAAACAACGTCGTTGAGCAATTGTTTTTTAATAAATTTTTCTTTGATTAACCACGAATATACCGGAGTATCAAACTCTAACCCTATCACACCATTAAAATTCATGAGACCGTTGCAATTGTCAATCCTGGAAAAATTCTTGATTTGTTCAGGATCGGATCTCTCATTCCACTTACTTATGAATGTCAATTCATGTTTGATAGTATCAATTGATACGTCATCAAATCTTATATCTTTGATCTGTACAAAACAGTCTTGATTACGAGAAGGATCTGTATCCCAGACTCCATTCTCGCCAAAACTTTTGCTGTAATGTTCAAACTCTAGTAGATTTTTTTGATTGCAGGCAACATCAAAATCTAAAGTGATTGTTTCGACTACTGGTTGATGGAATAATTCAATGCCATTGAGTCGAATGATTACATATGGCCAGTGATTATAATAATTCCCTTGCAGGTCAACTGATATTTTTGTCATCATTGGGGCAATTGATAGCCACCAGAATGATAGTTGGCTTGCCCATGGATCACGCCTCGTACACCGCCCACAGGATCAGCACAGTCACCGGCTCTGCGTGGAATCAAATGCACATGTGGATACATCACTGTTTGTCCGGCAGCAGTGCCAGAATTCATGCCTATGTTGAATGCATCACACTCGCCGGCTCTAAACATTCGATTACCTTCAAATATAGCAGCTTCAAAACAATCTCGAATCACTGCCACGGTATTGAATCTGGGCACAAACAACAAGTGACCTTGAGTGACTGGAAACAGATCACGAAACACTGCCACATGAAAATCGCTCAGTTCTGCAACTGCCTGTGTCCAGGGTGCAGAACCCATTCGAACAGCATGTTCTAGTGTGTGATAATGTGTCATGCAACCTCCACCACGTGATATCGACTGTAGGGATAGTTGGCATGCAACCATTCAATCATGCCGGGTTCCCAAGGTAAAAACACAGTGCGAGCCTGGTTGGAAATGTATTGTTTCATCGCGGTGCAAACTCTTGTTGTAGTTTGATATTGTCAAAGAACTCTTTCTTTGTGCCTTCGTCGTCCTTGAAAGCACCTTTTAACACTGTGGTCTGTGTCAAACTGCTGTGTGCCATGATGCCGCGATTCTCACAGCAGCCGTGTGTGGCTTGAATGTATACTGCTACATCTAGTGTGTTAGTAGCCACTTGAATCTCTCTGGCAATGTCCATGCACAGTTCTTCTTGTAATGTTCCTCTGCGAGCACACCATTGTGCAATGCGTGTGTACTTGCTGAGGCCAATCAACTTTGGTCCTGCAATAATACCAATATATGCTACACCGGACACAGGTTGGTGATGATGGCTGCACATGCTTTTGAGTTCACTGCGCACCACCAACATGCCTTGGTATTTTTCGCCGCTGTCGTTGGGAAATGCGGTGGCATTGGGACTTGATTCATATCGTCCTGCCATAATTTCGTTGTAGTACATCTTGGCCAAGCGTCGGGCTGTGCCTTGGCTGTTGGGATCGTTTTTGCGATCAATCAACAGGGTGTCTAACACTTGTTCAAATGCCACTGTGGCTTCTCGAATCAAGATTTCTTTGTCGTCTTCTTCAAGATAATCACTAATGTTATCTCCGGCCCAGAATCTCTTGCCGTCGTTGTTCA